CAAATTCGACTACTCATGCCTATCAGCTGGGTGCAGAAACAAATATGCAGGCATTGTCTAACGACGTTGTAAAATTCCCGTTTGCAGTTGAAAATGCTGTAAGCAGTGTTGGTGAGCTAATTAAGTCTAAAGCTGAAACCGGACATGGAAATTCTAGTACTACTTACGCTTATCACAGTGGTGGCGCAACTCCTGGATTTACTAATATTATTGAAAAAATTGATTTTAGTTCTGATGGCAATGCTACTGATGTTGGAGATTTAGCTATAAGCAGGAAACGTGGTGCTGAAGGTACGCAAGTTTAATATATAATACTATACAATTACTTTTTGAGATTTATAATGAAACAATTGCATTTTTGTGGTGGACTTCCCAGAACTGGTTCTACAGTTTTGATGAATATACTTCAACAAAATCCTAATATTTTTACAACTACTACGGATCCGTTTCCAGAAATCCTAGACTCTAATATTTTGCAAAAGTCTAGGACTAAAGAAAAGTTCCAAGCTATGTCTGCTAAACAAGCAGATGAAGCTGTTTATGGAATGGCTATGGGTGCTACTATTGGTTGGTATGCAGGTCTTACAGAAAAACCGGTTGTTATTTCTAAGTCACGTGAGTGGTCACGGGTTTACCATCTTTTTCCAGATTCCAAACATATTGTAATGATTAGAGATCTACGAGATATTGTAGAGAGCTTTGATCGAGTTAACTCAAAGCTAAAGGCTCTTCATACTATTGATAACGAAGGCAGGAACTATGCCACGATGTGTGAGGACGAAAAATATAATTATCATTTCACGACATTAAATTCGTTTTCAGATCCTTTACATAATTCACTTCCACGTTATATGGAAATGTTTAATTCAGAAAATATTAAATTTGTACGATATGAAGATTTTTTGAAAGAGCCAGTCTTTATGATTAATCGTATATATGAGTTTTTAGGTATTGATTCTTATTTTCATGATCTAGAGAATATTCAACAGTCAGAAATGTTCGAACACGACAACGCATACTTTTTTGAAAAGACAGACCATAGAGTTAAACAACAAATGGTTCCATGGTCCGAGCCTCAGCGAACCTTATCAAATAATTTTCATGATAAAATTGTAGATAATCATGAATGGTTTTACCAAGCATTTTATCCAGAAGTTCTATCGTAAGAACAATTTGGTTTAAATACTTTTTTATATAAATAAAGCATAGGAGTTATTATGAGCGAACTTACAAAAGATTTAATTCAGAGTGCACTTGATCAAGACTTTAATAAAGCAAATCAAGTGTTTAATGATATGATGAACGATAAAATGTCTGATATATTAGATCAGACAAAAGTGGCATTAGCAGGTCAAATGTTTAATGGGGAAGAGCCTGAAGATGACGAAATCGATGATAAACAGCTCGAGCTTGAGCTCGACGATGATGAAGGAAGTGATGAAGACACCAGCGCCGAAGATTTTGAGATCGACGAAATTGACCTTGAAGCAGAAGGCGATGATGAAGAGGAAGAAGAAGAGTAATTCTTTTAAGTAGAAATTTGTACTTTTATAAATAATATCACTATGGAAAAAACTTTTGTAGAATTAAGAGAAAAACTCAATAAAAAAGCTGTACATAAGGACTCAGGTTCTGCAGTATATACTAAGAGTATCTCTGGCTACATGGTAGTTGTGAAACAAAATGGACCTCGAGCATTTGGTGTATTCATTGATGGCGATAAGCTGGATAATTATCCAACTAAACGTGATGCTATAACCGCCGCTCAAAAGTTTATAAAACAGTACAAAGGTTAATAGAATGAAACTGATTGCAGAATATACTGAAGATAATTTAGAGATTCTTACCGAAGAAAAGAACGGTAAGAAGTCTTATGCTATTGAAGGTATCTTCATGCAAGCAGAAACAAAGAATCGTAACGGTCGGATATATCCGCGTGACGTAATGGAATCTGCTGTTGATAAGTATAATACAGAACAGGTTGTCAAAGGTCGCGCAGTAGGTGAATTGAATCACCCTGAAGGACCGACTGTTAATTTAGATAAAGTTTCCCACAAGATCGAATCTTTGAATTGGCAAGGTAATGATGTTGTGGGCAAGGCACACATTTTGAGTACTCCAATGGGTGAGATTGTAAAAGGTCTTCTCGACGGCGGCGTCAATCTGGGTGTTTCGACTCGTGGTATGGGAAGCTTGCAGCGAACTAATGGCGCAATGGTCGTTAAAGACGACTTTCTGCTTAATGCAGTTGACATTGTTCAGGATCCCTCCGCACCTAGCGCTTTCGTTAATGGGGTAATGGAAGGTGTTGAGTGGGTATGGAACAACGGCATTATTGAGCCACAAGCAATTGAAAAAATGGAGACTGAAATTAAGAAAGCTCCACGCGCTGATCTCTATGAGACTCAGGTTCGTGAGTTTAAGAATTTCCTCTCGTTGGTCAAATCTAAAGTATAAGGAGTCAAATAAATGACTGAAATCAATCAGGAAGTTGAGCTCCATGATGACAACGAAATCGTGGAAGCAGCTCACGATCCCAAGAATGCTGAAGCTCAGTCTATCGCTTCTGTTGATAAAGCAGAAGATGCCGGTAAGACTGCTCCAAAGCGTAAAGGTGATCAAACAAAACAAGATCCAATGCCTAAATTGCCAGGCACAAAAGCTGGTATGATGAATACTGCTTATAATAAAATGGCTGGCATGAAGAAAGAGGATCTGGCTGTCGCACTTAAAAGGTTGATGGCTGAACACACAGAAGAAGAAGGCGAATTAGTAGATGCTCCTGAGCTCGACTATGAAGCAGACTTCTCTGCAGACCTCAATGCATTAGTAAATGAAGAAGCAACCCTCTCTGAGGACTTCAAAGCTAAGGCAGAGGTAATCTTCGAAGCAGCTATTAAGTCAAAGCTGGCTGAAGAGATTGATCGTCTTGAAGAAAAGTACAACGAAGAACTCGATGCAGAAGTAACTGCTACTAAAGAGGAACTCGTAGAGAAAGTAGACAGCTATCTTAACTACGTAGTTGAAAACTGGATGGAAGAAAACAAGCTTGCAATCCAAACTGGTCTTCGTACGGAAATCGCAGAAGGATTTATGAACAATCTGAAAGATCTGTTCACAGAGTCTTATATCGATGTTCCAGAAGCCAAGATTGATCTTGTTGACGAACTCGCCGAAACAGTTGAAGAGCTTGAAGAAAAACTCAACGACACAACTGGTAAAGCAATTGCTATGCAGGAAGAGCTCGAGAATCTGAAGCGCGATGCTATCATTAATGAAGCAGCTAAAGACTTGGCAGACACCCAGCATGCAAAACTTAAGTCCTTAGTAGACGATATTGAATTCGATAACGAAGAAACTTTCACTAAGAAAGTAGCTACAGTTAAAGAATCATACTTTACTAAAGATGTAACAGTAACAGAGAACGCTGAGTTAGATACAGAAGAAAGCGATGATGTCGTAGAAACTTCTGGGTCAATGGCACAGTATCTCGCAGCCCTCAAAGCAACAAGCTAATTAGGAGTCCGTAAAATGCAATCTTACGATACGCTTATGGAAAAATGGGCCCCAGTACTCAATGAAGAGTCTGCAGGTGCCATTAAAGATAATCACAGAAAAGCAGTAACAGCTGCAATTCTGGAAAACCAAGAAATTGCCCTCAAAGAAGAAGGCATCATCAACGAAGCTGCACCTACAATGAATACTGGTTCTGGTATTGCTAACTGGAACCCAGTACTGATCGCACTCGTACGTCGTGCAATGCCAAATCTGATGGCATATGACATCTGTGGTGTTCAGCCAATGTCAGGCCCAACTGGTCTGATCTTTGCAATGCGTTCACGTTACAAGACAGCCGCTAACGGTCAGTCTGTAGACGATGAAGCACTGTTTAATGAAGCTAACGTCGGTTATTCCGGCGATTCAAATGCTACACCTGGTACAGATGGTTCGGGTCTTTCAGGTCTTGAAGACGACTCTGCTGCTGGTCTTCGTACAACTGACTCATCAATCGATGATGCACGTACAGGTCCTGTAACTGGTGCCGGTATGCCAACAGCAGACGCTGAAGCACTTGGTTCTACCGGTGGTTCTGCGTTCAACGAAATGGGCTTCACCATCGAGAAAGCAACAGTCACTGCTAAGTCACGTGCACTGAAAGCTGAGTACTCGCTGGAACTGGCTCAGGACCTGAAAGCTATCCATGGTTTGGATGCTGAAACTGAGTTGGCAAACATCCTGTCAACTGAGATCTTGGCTGAAATCAACCGTGAAGTTATTCGTACAATTAACTCACAAGCTAAGACAGGTGCTGGAACAACCAACACTGCTATCAATGGTATCTTCAACGTACAAACAGACGC